GCCATGCCAGCAGTCTCAAAGCCCGTCTCTGCTGCGGACAGACCATGCCCGCCAGTAAAAGCCAAAAAGTCCGCAAACCCAGATGCAGGAGTGATCCCTTGTCTACTGGCCTGTGCAAGGGCTTGCTCCGGCGTAATGGCCCCTCCTGGCGGAATGTCTAGTTGCACTTGCCCAGGTAGTGGGGGTATTGGCCGAGCCGTCGGCGTTACAGGTTGGGGGCCAAAGGCGGGAGCCATTGTCGTAGGTACCCCTGGCCGCGCCGTTGGGGCGGGAGCCATTGTTATAGGTATCTTTGGACGCACTGGCCGAGCCGTCGGGGGAATTGGGCGACCAATGAAATCCCTGAACCGCATATACATCTTGTTACCAGGAGACATCTGGAGGATAGGTGCCTCTGGGGCGATGTGTCCGCCAAAGAGTTTAGGGTTTTGCTTAGTCAGCCAAATCCTAAACTGCTGCGCTTCTGTGTTCGGGGGCATCTAGAAGCTCGTCAAGAACCTAGTGGGTGGCGCAAACCTGCGAGTCCCGCGCCCAGCTACCAATGGGGACAAGGCACTAAACCGCGCCCCTAACCGGTTAGGAGCCAGATAGTCTTGGAAACTCGTGAACTCTGAGAGCGGCGTGCCCGCTTGGGCCTGTTGCCCTAGTGCCCCCAGGTACTCATTGAGCACATTTTGGAACTGGCCAGCAAGATAACGCTGCTCATTAGGGCTACGCCCCGGCTGCTGCACAGAGGCGAAGTATGGCATCCTCGGTTCCTCCTCCATCAAGCCACTCAAGAAATCCGTAAACGATTGATTACTAGTCAGTCCGTTTGGCATAATTAACCTTCCCTAAAAGAATCCTTTGCTAGCCGCATAGTCCAAGAAACTGGTTGAGGGGTCAACACTTTGCTGGCGCGACCATAAACTTTGTCCTGCTCGGCCTGCTGCCCCATACAATGACCTCGGAGCGGTGGCCTGTAGTAGCCGAGTGAAGAGCCCTAAGTCTGCTTCTGGCTCGTTTGCCACCTTAGCCAAGAGTAGTGCTCGGGTCGCTTCTGGGTCATACTGTCCGGCAGCCGTCGCTTGCTTCTGCCTTTCTTGCATCACGTCCATCCAGGCAGGATCTTCTCGGGCCGCAGCACGCGCACTGATCATTTCGCGAAGCTGCCCCCCTAACTCTTCTCGTGTGAACGGTTGTAACCCGCGCCGCTGGAGGAAGTTGTAGAAGTCCCCAGTCTGACCAGGAGTTCCGCCCGCCTCAAAAAGGGGTAAAAAGCTTGGCTCCCAGTCGGTGCCACCGCGCACCGGCGCAAACATCCTCTCTGTCCCCCTCTGCAAGGGACCGCTTATCGCACCAGACCCGAACTGAGATTGTAGAAACCGGGAAAATTGCTGCCCCTCTTGCTGCTCAGACAGCAAGCGTTTTTCTTCCGGCGTCCAGTCGCGTATCATAACGCCGCCAGGATCAGTCATGCCTATATTTTGACCACCCGTAATACCACCCGTAATACCACCCGTAGTACCACTCGGCTCAACTAGCCCCTGCATAATCTGGTCAATCTCAGACTGCGAAAACGGTGTATCCATGTAATCATATTTGTCCTGCATACTCGCAACAATCTGGTCACGTCCTGCGCCCAGCTTGTTTGCCTCGACGGCAAACTCTCTATCGGTGAGGAGGCCAGCCCAATAATCTCGGTTGCGATCTTCGTACGGGTCACTGGATAGATTTGCTATTGTATTTTGCGCGATGTTAAAAGCGTCTATTTCCGATTGACCCTGCACCGTTACCAAATACTTGGCTATATCATCTTCTATCTGAGGAAAGGACTCACCAAGGGTGCGTACTTCAGCGAGAAACTGATCCAGGGTAATTTCACCGTTCATGAGTTGCCGCGCTAATTCTTGATATCTCATTATTAACCTCCTGGTCTGAATCTGCTGAGCAGTCTACTTAACGGGTTCCTGGCTCCTGGCCTTGGACTCCCTGCTGGGACATTAGGTCCCGGCTGAGGGACTGGGCCAGGGGGCGGTGCCCCCATAGCAGCGTTAGGGGCTACTCTAGGGTCGAACCTTGGTGGGGATCCTCCGGGCATCGGCATACCTGGTGGAGGGCCTCCTGGCATCGGCATACCTGGTGGGCCTGCTTCCGGTGGCGGAGGGGCTGGTTTGGGTATAAGTCCCGACTCCTGCAAGACTTTAGCAAGCTTGAGGTTGTAAATCTCTACCAGGTCCTCCTCTCCTTGCTCAACCAGAGCCTTGCGGAGCGTCCAGATGGCTGCCACGGGGTCAGAGCGTTCAGCTAGCTGAGTCTTAATAGCCTCAGCCATCTTATCCGCATCCTGTATCCCCAGGATATTCTCATGTATCCACCTGTCATTGAACAGAGGTACAGTCCCCTGTCTGGCTTGCTGCGCCATGGCGAACTTCTGCATGTCATCCTGTGGTAACCGCGGTACTAGCTTGATCTCAGGAGGGCTGAGCCCCTTAATATCGTTTGCTTTGATCTCCTCGTCAAACCATACCTCTCCATGTCTACCCCTGACATTCACAGAACTAAATTTGCCGTCCTCGTACTGTGAGATCATATGCCCTGAGATCTGTCGGTACGCACCCATGACGGCGGCAATAAACGGGTCTGCCTTATCACCCGCTCCCTGGCGGAGCAGGTTGATGGCAAACCCTGAGATCGCTAGATCCTGCTGCCCGAACAGGTTGTACGGTATCAGCCCTCTCTGGCTTTCCGCACTAAGTAGAGCCAGCAGCGGGCCTGCGTCCGTTGACATCTTGGCAATATCAATAAGCTCGATAGACTCATTGGTATCCAAGCTGACCTCGGAAGCCTGCTGCAAGGGGTTCTCTGCCAGGACTTTAGACCCGCCATGGCTTTTCACGATATAGCTTGGCTTCGACCCGTAGTTCACCAGCGTAAGGAAGTCGGACGTTAACTGGTTGTATACATCGTTGGTGTCACGTATGGGTTTGAAGACACTCTCGCCAAAGTCACGGATAGTATCTTCCGCCTTGAGTGCCTGTATCGGCGGAGCGAATCCCGCTGCCGTCACCCATGCAGGGACTTTGCCTGTACCCCAGGCATACTCTTCTGGCTTTACTACAAACTCGCCATGGATAATAACGCCGAACTCGTTCTGGTCATAGTAGTCAATGACGTCCGCTCCGTTCTCCTCGCCTGTCCCGCCGATATCAAAGTCGTACAACTCCCCGATCTCCTCACTGCTCATGCGGGTCTTGTGGGCTATCCAGACCAATCCGTTGCGGGACACCTGCCAATATGTGTTGAGAGGGTCCCAGGGCATGACCTCGAACCGAGAAGAGCCATCCTTGAGTTTCACCCAAGTAGCTCGGCCACAGGTGAAACCACGGACGAGTGCGAAGAAAGCAAGCTGCCCCTGAAGAGGTGGCAATAGCTGCGTCTCCAGCCACTCATCCACACTACGTAACCCACCAATCAGGAACCGCTCTTTGAGATTATTCCGCTCCCTAACATTCGGCTGCTGCCCCACGTTGTTGATTGTCATAGTGAGGGGAGCACCAGCGATGAGGGCTATCAGCTTATCCGCAGCAGTCCTCGGGTCATTGGAGGTATAGACAGACTTATCTGGATCATCGGGTGTAAAGGGATCAAGCCTGTATAACTTTGTGTAATCATCTTCCATGCGATGGCGGAGTTCATCCACATCGACTTCACGTTCCGCAACCATGGCGGCGATCTTCTGGGCGTTTAGAGCCATTCTACTTAGCCCCTATCAGTGCAGATTTGCCTCGTCCAGGTGGCCCCCACCGTTTGACCGGGATAACGGTTTTGCTCCGGGATAAACCATACCCGAATTTTTCCACCATACCATAGATACACGCTTTTATGCCATGGTTGTTTGAATCCTCGGGTATCTCCCCTACAACATTACCATCCCTATCGGTCTTCCAGCGGTACAGTTTAGTCTGTCCCTCATATGGCGCGATGGGATGAGGCATGGCTCCGAACTCACTGAGGATACCCCTACACCGCGGGGACCAGATAATCCCCGGCACACCAGTGAGAGGATCAGGCTTCAGAAAAGCCTTCATCCTCTCAACGCCTTCGAGTATCCGAATCTTCTTACCCCCGGCATAGAGTCCAGATTCATCCATCCAGACCTCAGACACGGAGTCCATGGAATGGTGCTGGTCTTTGTAGTGGGGGTCAGAGACAAGCACTCTACCTGCCCCGTCAGCCCACCAGGGCTGCTTCATGACCAGGTAGATAACCTCTTTCTGTATGAGCCCACGCACATAGATCTCATCAAACACTCGTATTTGCCCGTTTATAACCTGGGCAAACTCAATAGCATGAGCACTACCACCACCGTAGCCTGGGTCTTCCCAGAGGTACACCGGCTCACCGGGCTCCCACTCCACATCCTGTATGTGTACATCAGGTCGGAACTCAGGGAACACCCTGCCGGAGGGAGGTCTTGGAACCCCGGCCATCCTCTCCATGAAGTAATCGTCCCCGGACTCACGCTCAAACCGGAGGATCTCTGGGTCATTCCTACCTCCGGGGTACAGCATGGTGTTGAGCCATGACGGCACCTTGAAGCTCTGAGCGTCTTCCGTACCGTAGGCCCAGGCGTCCACCAACCCGGGGAACCAGCCTAACGAGCCCTCCATCGTGCCTGAGAGCACAAGCCAGCCACGTTTGGGCATGACCCTGGTCATCATCCTGTTGAATATCTCCAGGTCAAGC